TTTTTTATTTTCACCTAACTTTAATACAGCGTCTAATTCTTTATTAAATTTCTTATGAAATTTTTCTGTTTGTGTAAACTTTGTAAATTCTTTTGCATCCTTACCAGTTAATTGACCTTTTATTTTACCAACACCGGGTTTTGTTTTACCTTTAATTTTTTCTCCTGCAGCTAATTTATCCAAATCACCTTTCGTATAATCCAATGCAACTTTCTTAAAACCCTTTTCTATCTTTGTCATCAACCCAGCTATATCTGACCTAGATGATTTGTCTTCACCTAGATAGTTCAAGGCTGCATAAAAAGTTGAAATAGTTTCTTCTTTTGTACCAGATGCTAGTTGTGAACCACCAGACTTTTTCAATGATATATTATATTTCTTTGTGTACATATCAGTTTTTGGTGTTCCATTTTTCCCACCATGATCTGTCCATAATTTACTTAGATTGGACTTACTTGCTTTAGCACCATACTGAACCATTTTTCCTTTACCAAATTCTTTTATAAAATTCTTTGCTATTGCCTTTGCAGATTTTTCATAAGTAGGATAATGTTTTGATGCAATTTTCTTTGCATCTTCATCTGATAATTCATTTCCTATTTCTTTATTTACTTGATGTGTAATTAAACTTTCCCACTCTGCACCAGTAGGACCTGCACCTGCTTTACCACCAAAATCTTCAGTTTTTTCCAATTTACCTAATTTCATTGCTGGTTTTTCTATTACCAACTTATATTTCTTTTTCCAATCTTCTACATCTATACTTTTTTTAAAAGCATTTAAAAATTTCTTTTTATCACCAGGAACATCTGCATAATAAACCATTTCATCATCTTTTAAACCATAAGAAATTTCTTTTATTTTTGTTTTTTTTCCAGTTGTAAGTTGAAGTGATTCACCTCCCCAAATTTTATCAGCCAAAGCAGTAACACGCAATTCACCTGTTGTTGCAAAAATCTTAGCTAATTCTGTTGTACTAAGACCTGTTTCTGTTAAAAAATTCTTAAATCTAATCATAGTTTATCTAAACTATCTAATATGCATAAGGGACAATCTTCAAATGGAACAGAACGAAATGGACATATTCGCCCATGTTCTATTTCACCATAGCCCCCCATTGTGTGAATGGCACCACTATTATTCTTTGCCTTCTTAGTCAGCCTCTCAGCTGATTCTTGAAACAATTCTATAAGTTTCTTTTCTTTCATATTCTTCTATTATTTATATCAAATATCTCTAGTATTTATAATAACTGGACATTTAGCTAATATTTCCAATCAGCAGTAGTCACTTTAATGTCTTTATGTTGCTTCAAAAACGGTGTATCTGGTACATTTTTTGTATCAGAACCACCATCTGCCAGTATTGGTTGCTTAGATTGTGAAATACTTTCTAATCTCATTCGTTTCTTATTCATACCCAACATAAATTTAGCATTAATTGTCGGATCACTATAACGATTCTTCAACTGTTTGAACATTAACTGACCACTATCCTCCTTTGCCACAACAGCTAACATTAAATCTGCTGTTGCTGGTAACCCAAACGACTCAGATATATTTGAAAGATCCGGATCAGAACTCATAAACCCCTCTCTATTTAACTGAGAACTTGTGATTACTGGAACTTTTGATTCAACTGCAAAACCACGAATCTCCTCTGCTATGGATTTAATATAAACATAAGTATTCATATTTGATGTCCACTTCACTCTATTAGAAGCACAAATATTTAGATAGTCTAATATAATGATCTGTGGTACAAATCGTTTCTTGATTTTCAACTCTCTCAAAAGAGATCGAAAATTACCAACATGAGCTCCTGATGTTGGATACTCTTTAATGATTAATCTACCAAAATTTCTGGTAGAGTTCAACATCTTCTCAATCTTGGAATTAAATGAATCACGAGGAAGAAATCGTATCTGGTCTATATCAGTATCCAAAAGATTTGCATCTATTCGTTCTGCTATCTTCTCCTGTGACATCTCCATTGTAATATACAAAACATCAAATCCTTGTTTGATATATTGAGATGCCAAATGAGTCTTAACCAATGTTTTACCTACACCAGTTCCACCAAGAAATACTGTCAAAGTTTTTGGTGATATTCCTCCACCCGTAATCTTATCCAACATCTCAATACCAAATGGAAACTTCTGCTCTCGTTTATGATAAAACTCCCAACGGTCTTGTGAATCTTCTACATAATTATGCCCCACACTTGTATCCAAAGATACTGCAAGAGCATCTGTCAACATATCTGGTATAGCATCTTTTGGTTTCTTGGTATCTTTACCTTCCAAGATTGCAATCGAATCTACAATACCATTATAGACAGCTTGATCCTTTGCCCATTTTTCTGTTTCATCTACTAACCATTCATAATCATCTGTTTTTATTTTATATGTTGTCAATACTTCCATACAATTCTTGAAGATTCCTTCATTCAAATCATCTCTACTCGTAATCATATTTTCAAGTGATGAAACTGTTGGAGGCTTATTATATTCTTGAATATGATTCTGTATCTCTGAAAATATAATCTTCTCTGGATGAGCTTTAAAATATTCTGGTTTTAAAAACACACCAACCAGACTTGCGTACTCACTATTAAATATTAAATTTTCCAGTATTAACTGCTCTGTCCTCATAGACCCTTGCCCTTGTGTAATATTACTCTAGGATCATTAAGAACTAATAAATTTTTAAGTATCTTACCTATTTCAACTTGAAACTGATCTTGATTCTTCTCAGTTATAACTCTATTCAAATGCTCCTGATCTCCTTCCCAACCATCATTTCTATAATTTCCACCAATAATTTCATAACCAAATGCTATATCAAACACACCCGGTGTATTTTGATGAGATAATTCTACATTCTTAAAATAAAATTCTACACCTTTGAACTTGCCTTCTTGCAATATAAATCTATACAAGGGACTTGAATTAAAACCGGGTGCTGTTTTATCTATTTCCATGTTCTTCTCCTTCACATAATATCCACTTTGATAATAAATATTTTTGTGCCATAATACTCTGTGTTTGACCAAATGACACAATACCAATCAAACCATCTACCACTAATAAAAAACAATAAAACATATATTTCAATCTACCATATGGTAATCCATGATGTCGTGTCTTTTGAAATAATGCTTCTCTTTCAACACCAGTTTCAATACCCACACTCTCTTTAATCTTCATCTCCTCAAGAGATTCTTTTAATCCATCCATCTCATCATTATAAATTACTTTGCCTGTATCAAAATCAATTTTCATTTAACACACCTCTTATTAATGTCCGCTTCTCATCTACATTAACTTCTAAAAATGGTTTATAATTATAACACAAAGTTTTTTGATCTCTCCATATAGAATCAATCAATTTCTTATCTAATATCTTTGTAAACCCTAAAATAATATCCAAGACTGTAAAAGTTTCCAAAGAAATATCTTCTCCTAATAGAAGCTTTAATATTGGAGGATGATTAATTCCACGACACTCAAACAACTCATTAAACTTTAAATCATACTCCTTCATATACTCAACAATTACTTTCATATTTCGTTGAAGATGAAGTGAGAAACTTTCCATCTTAATTCTATACTCATCATAATAATCATCAAGAAACTCTGATGGATAATTTTTACCTCTGGTCAACTGCGACAAGTAATAATATATCAAATCATGTTCTTTAGTCATCTTCTTTCCAAGAGATGCAAAAAAACCTCGTTGCCAAGAGAAACCTGTTTGATGTTCATACTTGGCAAAATACTTTTCCATAGATGCAATCGTACCCCATGTTGCATTACCAAAATACTTAAAGTAATCATACGAACCAGTAAAATGTAAATACATTCCATGATATGTTTTCCAAGCACGAAAAGTTCTATTTGTTTCTACTGTTTTTTGTTTTGGAAATGTAATCATTCACTCGATCCATATGAAAATTCTTTCTTAGCTGAAACTTCAAGTTTCTCCATAACATCCTTAGTAAAATACTTCTCGGGATCATTCACAATAGTTTTCTCAAATGCTTTTCCAACTGGTGTTTCAAATCTGGTTGATACTTTCTTAAATATATCATACTTTTCTGCAAGTGCAACCAAACCATAATACTTATCCAGACCTGTCTTATAATCCAACTTAGTTTCAGTAACTGATTCTTCTTTTGTCAATCTTCCCTTAACCAGTTTCATCTTGATAATATTTCCCAAGACCTCAGTCCCTTCTTTAACTTTTCGTTTACCAAGTGTTACAATAACAGAAGCTGCATACTTGATTCCACCACCACCAGAAATCTCTTTCGTTGGAAACAAACTTCCAATCTTATCATAGGTATGATTAGTAATGATAAGTGGAATATTTGCCTTTGCAAGTTTCAATGCAAGTGTCCTGAATGCTGAACGAACAGCTGGAGCTCTTGTCATATCTCTTTTATCAGAACCACTTGACGAATCTTCCATCTCTTTTCGTGTAGATAAATTACCAAGTGAATCAAGAAAAATCATAACTTGATAATCTTTATCCATGTTCTCAATTATCTTGATTGATTGGGTTTTAAATTCTTCTACTGTTGCAACTGGAAATACAATAAACCTATCAGGGTCTATACCTCTCTCTTTAATCATATCAGATGTCAATGCACCTTCACTCTCAAAGTAAATGATAATAT